CCAGTACATGTTACTGTTTTACTTCCGTTTGTAACAGTTGCATTCGCAGCTAATGCTGTGTAAGTACCATTAGAAACTCTTTCTAATTTAACCTTGTCGTAAATGAAATTTTCTCCCATTTCTTTTTGACTAAAAAGAAAAGCAACATTTTTTGCAATACTTCCTGTAGTTTCTGCTGCTCCTGTAGTATAGTTTACATCGAACAAAGTAGAACGTTGTCCTTGTACTCTTTGAGAGTCTTTAATTAAGATTCTCAATCTATATTCAGTAGAAGCGGCATCTGGTATATTTGTTGTTCCAGTTCCGTTAAATCCTAAAATAGTAACCTGCTCCGAAGCATCTACGGACGTAGTCCCTTCATACTTCGAAACAGTGTTACCTTGAATTGGGGAAGACAGAACCGCAATACCTGCTCCAATACCTGAAGCGATATATACTTTTTCAAATTTAGCTAACGCTATAGCTTGTGCTTGAGTCGTTAAAATAACATTTGATTCGTTAACTAAAAACAGATCACCTTTTGTGATACCTGAAATGTGTGTAATAGTAGAAGATGTATTTATCCCATCTCCGATTAATACTCTGTTCACATTGTTTACGTTTGACATAACTTTTAAATTTTAAAGTGTATAATAATAATAAATAAATTTTTATTCCATTTTTTGTAAATTCTCCTCGTTCGTTTGAACTCTTGGTGACTGTAGACTTTCAAGTGTGATATCTACTGCCATCTGGACAATTTCTTTGTGTGTGTGTTCACTTAGTTCACAATCTGTATTTCCACTAAGACTTACTCTTATTGGTCTTTTTATAAATGTAAGAAAAACATTTTTAATTTCTCCTCCCTTGCCCGTCCAAATATGTAATTGTCCGTCTTCAAAAAACAAAACTGGACTTTCTACAGTAGGTTTGTTAAATGGATCTCCAGGCAACGTATATAAATCATCTTGTTGTTGTAAGCTTACTGACTTCCATTCGCAACATTTATCTGTTGTATCTTTACAACTTTTTACTGAGCATTTAATAAAAAACAAATACTCATCTGTAGAAATAGTTGCGTAAGCCTCATCATCATAAAAAGGTTGTGTAATTGTTGTTGTTGTACCAACTGTTGTTACAATTGGCTCAAGTCCAGCTTTCCAAACATTTTTATCTGTAGCANTGTAATTAGTATCTTGAACTACTTTTACAAATTTTGACTTTACAAGTATTCTTAAATCATCTGTACGTTTTTGACTTTCCTCAAAGCCTTTTCTGTACACATTGTTTTTGCTATAATGAGTTTTAATATATCTGTCCATTGCTTCATTTAGGAAAAAATCAATTTCTTCATCCATTAATTCCGCGTACACGCTCGAGTCTACACCATCTCTGGAAATCTTAAACTCTTCGTGCATTTTAGCAATGTCCATTTACTTAATTTTATTTATAGCTTCTTCAGCTTGTTTTAATCCAATCAAAATATTTTGATTTTCTTCTGACTTAAGATATGCAACTGCGGAATCAATAGAATCCCCAAGAGAAATATCATTAAATCTTAAAGGTAAATTATACCCTACTCCTACACCATCTTTTTGGACGATGCCTTTCTTGATTAGTTTAATAATCCAAACTTTATCTTTAAAGAATGGATCACCCATAACAGCCAAGAATTTAGCTGGAGTACTTTCGACAATTTCACCAAGTGCATTTCTGCATATCTCAGGATCTGTGTCGTTTGGATGTTGTCCTATCATGTGCAATGCGTCAACAACTTCATCTTGTGAAATTGTAGCAAACTTAGCGTATGCATTTGCAATGGTATTTCTTTCTGTGTTTTTAGATTTTGCTACGTCAGACGTGCTAATCATTACAAACTCAGTACCTGCCATGTTCGCTTGTTGCTGATCTATTGCAACTGTAGGATCTGCTTTAAGAACTGCATGTTGTAATTCTTCCATTGGATTTGAAGTATCTAATTCAAGACCTCCTTCCGGAATAATTATATAAAACGATTCCCAAAACTTACCTGTTATTCTCAAAGAGCCTTTTTCGAGTCCTAAAAGTTTTTCAAACTTTGCTTCCTCTTGTCCATTTTCCATTCCGGTTCTCAACTGACCTGTTCTTCTGTTTAATCCAGGAGCCCACTTAGTAGCAGTGTTATCGTATTGAGATAAAACCTTTTTGGTTGTTTTATTTTTTGCACCCCACGAGACTTCTCGTTCATGCTTTTTAATTGTTACTATTGCCATTTTCTGTCTTCTTTAATTTCCCAATAAAGTTATAAAAAAGGGAGGATATTTTACCCTCCCTNTGTATTTTTAATTTAGATTGATCTCAATACTAATTCTCCACACGATGTTGGATCTTCAACCATGATACCACACTGAGATAAGAAGTGAACTTCATACCCGTCAATACCACTTGAACGTTGAACATTAATAGATTTTGAAACTCCTCCGTAAGGATCAGTTGAACCACATACATGCCACATAGCCATATCTGAATCTTTCATCGCAACTTTACGAATGTTAGCTCTACCATCTTTTCTACCGAAGTTTAAGATTGTAAATCTGTAAGATTCAATTGGCTTTTTAGTGATTGGATGTAACTCTCTGTTTCTAATAATGTCATCATATGGATGAAATTCTTTAACAGTCAACTCAATACCATTCATAAACGTTACCGTTCTGAAGTATCCAGTGAATGCTAACTCAGAACCACTTCCAGTAATAAAAGTTCCTGAATTAGTAACCTCAATGTTATTACCTTTTGCGTATTCTTTGATCGCTCTATCGAACTCTCTCATACCCATTTTACCAGTTAACGCTACAAACTTGTGATCTCCACCCCATTTAGAAGCCGCATAAGATAAGTCTAATAAGAACTCATCAAGGATTTCATAAGAAAGTTTTGTGTAATAACGTTTGTTTGCTGGAGCAATTTGCTCTCTAAAACCAGCACCATGATAAATAGGTCTTTTGTTTTCACCCTGAAGCTTAACAAATCCTTGCTTATCTTTATTGTACTTAGAGTAGATATAAGATCTATCTATTTCTCTGTACCACTTAGCCATAGCAGTCCACTCAGCTAATTTAGTCCAAAGTTTTGTTTTCTTACTTGGATCAGCAGGATCGAACAACTCAATAACCATAACCGCTTTAGCTGCTTCACGAGAAACTTTGTAAGTTTTTCTTAAAGTACTTAATTGGTTACTTAATTTGTATGGAGTTGAATATCCATGTCCACCACCCTTGTTAGAGTATTCTTCAACTGAAGACCAGTCCTTAGACCATCTTGCTCCTAACTTAATGTAAGTTGGATTACAAAATATTTTAGGGTTTGGATCTGTTAACTGTACAGTATAAATCCATCCGTTACCTGACTGGTAAGGTTCTGAAATTACGTGTACTTGAGTCTTTGCATCATCTGCAACTAAGTTGTCAGATACTTCAAACCACTTTTCAGCTAAAACAATTTTGAATGGTTGTCCACCATACCCTGGCATAGTTGTACCCGCGTCTGGCGAATCAACTGCACATTCTATTGCTCTTTCTGATTGAGAATGAAGATCCCATTCATATTCTCTGTTACCTACGTAAAGAGTATTTCCGATTCCACCTGTTAATAAAGATAGAACATTATTTTCTTGAACACCGAAAGCGTAAGCTAACACTGATCCAACTTTTTCTGGTTCAGTAAGGTATGCATTTGATAAATTGTTCGACTCTACTAATCCGTTAAAGTCCCTTGTTTGGTAAACTTGTAACGGTGATACTTGAGTTTTACTTGCCATAATTTGAAATTTTAATCGTTATATATTTTTATTAATTACATGTTCCATGGAATACTGCCTCCCGAACTTCCTCCTGTCCCTCTTCTAACAGCGCTTCCTTTAGGAGATGCATTACTATCTTGGTAATTGTTAAGCTTTTTCTTAAGCTTAATTGTTTGCCTTGATGCTTCCTGTTTACTAAGTTTTGATTTATCAAAACCATCCATTGCCATCATTGCGTAAAGCATTCTGTTTTCTTTACTATCAGCTTTTTGAAATGCAGTTAAACCATCTTTGCCAGGAGCTGTTATAAAGTCATATAACTTTTTTGCTTTTGCTGGGCTTACTGAGAATCCTGCGATTTCTGTTATAGAAAAAACTTCGTCTCTAAAAGCGTTTGCTTCTTCCTGAGCTCGTTCTTGGTTCTGTTTTTGCTCTTGCTCCATTTTAGCCAAGTACTCTTGGTTAACTTCTTTTTGGTTTTTAGATAACTTCCCTTTAGCTAACAGTGCTTCTTTTTCAAGAAGTCCAGCTTGAGTAAGATCTTCAAGACGTTCTCGTATTTCTAAATCATCAAAACCTTGTAGTTTCATATAATCCTCAACTAAGTATTCTTGATTTCTTTCGTTGTTGGTATTAACCTTACTGAAATCAACTTGTTTAGTTAAAGAGTTATAATCTTCAACAGTTCCGCCTTTAGAAAGAACATCAAGTAACTTACTTGCTTCTTCTGGAAGACTACTTTTCATTTCTAAAAAAGCATTTTCTGTTTTTTCTTTAATCGTATGAGCCATTAAGGATTCTAATCCTTTTTCATTAGGTTCATACTCAGAATCTTCATCAAATAAAAGAACGCCATTGTCAGCCAGTGACTGCATTATATCTTGAACCCCACCTTCGGATCCTTCAAGTTGTGTTACTTCTGAGTTGTCGTCCGGTGTAGAGGCATCTTCCTCACTAACATCCTCGATCTCGTCCTGTTTCTCTACGACTTCTGTAGACGACTCTTCCTCATTGGCAACACTTTCTTCTGCTTCTTCCTGTTTTGTAACATCAGTAACGTCTCCATTACCTTCACTTACTACTTCTTGAACTTCTTCAGACTCGTTATCCGAGTACTTAGAATGATCAAGTTGGAAAATGTCAACAAAGGATTCCCCTCCTTCGTTTGTTTCTGTCTTCTTGTCCATAATCAAATATACTTTTTTTTGTTTATATATGTTAGTTATTAAATATACACATAATATGTAAAAAGATTAATACAGTGGGAGAAAAGTCTACTTTTTAAACTTTAATTGTTTTTTCAAATTCCTACCCTTAGCGTATTTTTTACCTTTAGTGTATCGTAATCCATGTTTGGCAACCATAGTTTGATCCATTTTAGGTTTTATTACTTTTCTACCAGTGTTTTCGTCAAACTCATTAACAACCTTGTTCGCATTTACATCATCGTTTGTTTGTGTAAGAGTAGATGGATCACCGGATGAACCAATAGAATTNCGTTTTGCTCCCGCTATAGATCCTGCTATTCCTCCAACATTATTTACAATGTCAGCAGCTTTAGCTACTTTTTCATCTCCTGTAATACCAGCACTCATGCTTAAGAACTTTCCACCTATATCAGCTATGCTATTAACTGAACTTGCTCCTTTAATTAATGAATTACCACTTGAACTAAGTCCTGGTAATGCTGTTGTTAGTGTACTCGCCAATCCAGAAAATCCTGCAAAATATTTTGAAGGAGGACCTGATTGAGCTTGTTTTTTTCTATATGCTTCGGAAGCTGCTTTAAACTTTTCATTATCTGACTGTTCTTCTACTTGTTCTAAGTCTTTATAGTCCACACTATCCAACATACCTTTGCTTATTGCATTACCTGTTTTTCCATTAGCATCTACGTAAAAATATTTAGCTTTTCCTGGATTATTTGGGATATATTTAATGTGAGCTTTTTTTGGTTTATCGACAATATCTTTAAAAGACATATCAACACTATTTAAGTCTACTGGATTATCTACGTTTGCTGGTTTTTTAGGTTTGTTCCTCTCTTCAAGCTTTTGTAATGCAGCTTTAGAATTCTTCCCAAATATTCCATCCAAGGGTCCTTTATATAAACCAGCATCTTTAAGCATTTTCTGCTTTTCAACTATTTTTGGATCTGCGTACTTATATGGCTGTACAGGTTTAACCCCATCATAATTTTTTATACGAGTTGTTGTTGAATTACCAGTGTCGTGGTGATATGTTACATCTTTATTACCTTTAGGTGTTATACCTGTACCAACAGCAAAATCATCTGCGGTGTCTTTGTTGTGATCTTTTCTATACGGAGTTGTGTATTTATTATTTCTATCAGGGTATCCATACTCTATGTTTGTGTAATAGTCGTCTGGTTCATTTTTTCGAGTAAAACTATCTTCTATTTCTTTAAATCTACTATAAACATTAGTGCTATCATTATATTGTTTTACTTTAGACTTGTCGTCAGTATAAATGACAGGTCTTTCCTTATTTGAATCTCCATTAAGACCATCGGGGAATGCTCTTGTATTAGGGTTCTTTAGTTTTGGATTTACTAACTTACCAGTATCACCTAAATAACCATCTTCAACTTTCATCCCTTTTTTAACTAACGTGTCGTAGTTCCATTTAGTAGTAGGTGTTGCACGATAATTTTTTACGGTAAAATGAGTACCATTTTTGGATATGTAAGCATATGGTGATTTTGCGTTTGGATCTGTATTAGGATATATTTTTCTTGCATCTCTACTGTATTGGGCTTCATCTTTGTCTTTATTTTTCCAAGTGTCGCCTTTGTTTATCAAATTTGCATACTTATCGTTTGATGTAGCTGTAACTTTAGTAGGAGTAGTGGAAACCTTTTTAAAAGAATTGGAATTTCCTATTTGATCTATTGCACTTTGAGTTTTAGTTTTTATTGGTACTTTTGGTGTAAGAGCGTATGGTTGTTTAGGTTTAATTATTGATCCGTCGTTTCCATAATTGTAATTAATTGCTCCAGGAGTAGATGGTAGTTTATTAAATGGAACTCCTTCTTTTCCGTATTTATTACGGGCCTCTAAAATTGCTTCATAGTGAGCTTGACGCTCCTTATCATTACTTGGTGAAGTTCTATCATAACCACCATCCCTTCCTTGTGATGCTTCAAAATCATTATATGTTGTGTTTAACTTTGTACTGTAAGATAAACTATCATTATAGTTTTTTACTTTATTAGGATCATCTGTGTACAATGTATCAAAAAAACCTGTTTTAGGTTTTGTCTTTTTTTTACCATCTGTTCCACTGGTTCCATCAGGATACAACTTTTTTAATTTAATTTTTTTCATAGCAGTAGTTTTTTTTATTTTCTTTTCTTGCTTTTTACCATCGGGGAATGTTTTTGTTATACCTACATTAAGGGAAGGTTGAAAATTTTGATATTTACTTATATTTCCACTTTCTAATCCTAAGTTTAAATTTAAGTTTTTATTAATCGGAATGTCCTGATTTACTCTTAAGCTTTTATAATATTTAGATAAATCTCCAGAAAAAGTAGTGTTTCCATAATTAAGTTCTCCTCCTATACCTAATTCTTCTTGATGAGGGTAAGCAAAACCCTTAACCTTCTTTTTTACACCATCGGGACTATTTTTAGCATTTAACACAGCAGAAACTACACCATCAGGATATTTTTTTCCTTTACCTGTGTTAGCTTTTATTTTCTTTTCTTGCTTTAACATTTCCGCAGTAGGCTTTTTACCAGACCCTCTGTTCTTTCTTATGTTATGCCATAAACCTTTTCTATAACTCATTTCTTAGGTCTTTTTTCTCCAACAACAGGATTCTTTAATGCTGTCTTAGCTTTTAGTTTTTCAATTCTTTCTCGTGAAGAAATTTCCTTTTCCTTAAGTTGCCTGTCTTGCGCTTTTTCGTTTGACTCGTGAGAAAGTTTTCTGTTTTCAAGAGTGTTTTTTCTTTCAACTTCAACTTGCTTAAGTGCGAGGTTTCCATACGCAACAACGTCATTGATATCATTACCTTGGACGTCGTCATCAAATCCCATAGTTGTAATAACAGCTTTTCTAATATCATTCTCTCTATCTAATTGTGATTCATTTGCCTGGAAAGCTCTTAACTGTTGAGCTTCTTCTGCAGCCGCTGCCATTTGCGCTTGCTGACTTTCTTGATCTGCCTTAGCTTGTTCTTGATTCTGTGCATTACGTTTTTCTTCTGATTCTTCAATAAGATTAGAAAGCTCTGATATAGAGTTTGACTTGTACATTTTGATAACATCTGAAAATACAGCAGTACCTGTAGCAAGTGCTCTATCGGCCAACGCTTCAAGTTTAGCAAACATTTTAGCTTCTTTCCCTGAGTTTGTAATAAAGCACCCATAGTCTGAATCTGAAAACTTATCCATATCAACAGTTAAAAATACTCTTTGAATATCATCAGTAATGTATTGTAATTTTTTTGATTTTGGATATGCAAATTTTGAAGTTTCTAATAACGCATCAAGAACTTTTAATTTTATTTCATTATGAATATAAAACCAAGGCTCTGTAATATAGCTGGATTGCATAACACTTGTTTGTACACCTGTTGCTGTTTCACTTGCAAATGTTGCACCTTCGCTTTGAGGAGATATACCAACTATTCTATCCATCAATGTTTCTATCTTAGATAGGATAGATATGTATTGCCCTACTGCCTGAGATAAACCCATATCAATACTTGTAAACTGATTGAACTGAGATGTCTTTCCTTGAAACTTTTCTTTACCTTCTTCAAAAGAGTTAACAAACGCAATACCTGTGTTATCAAAAAAGTACATCCATTTGTCTAAATCAATACCTTCAGATTTAGGAATCATCGCAATATCCATTACCATCTTCTTACCTTTGGCTTTTGCAAGNTCTGTCTCCAGTCGATACCAGACAATGTTATATAAGTATTGATGAGGTTTTAATAAGTCAACAAGGGATGTCTGTGTACTGTTTGTACAATTGTAAACTCTACCTACATATGGTAATTTTACAGATCTTGGATTATCCATAGATCTTGATTGATTAGGCATTGGTTCTACATTTAAAACCATGTCTTCTGCAATCTTAGTTCCATGCCATACATCGGGAACCCATGTCCAATCAAGAGTATATCCTGCTTCAACCATCTCTTCAGTTAACTTAAATTGCTCGTCAACTAACTGTTCTTCTTCTTCTTCGTTTTCATCTATGTATTTAACAAAACCTATTTTTTTCATAGATTTCCAAGTACAATGAGTTACTAAAAGATGTGTAGAATTAGATCGAGTACTTGATGAAGACTGACCTCTATTATGCTTATCCATTGATCCCTGTGTGTACGCGTACTCGGGAAACATTTGATTAGACAGACCTTGTTTTAAATCACCTTCATCTAATTTTTTAATTTGAGCTTCATTCATGTATTCCCCGTACTCGTCTAATATTTGACCAACTGTCATCCATCTATCTTCTCGAAACCAGTCACCGTCTTCTATATTTGGATTGTCTGGGTTTCTGTCAAACTCACAATTTAAAGGATTACATGTTCTAACTATTGGTTGATTATTTGTAATCCCAACATAATAATATTCTTCAGCTACAGTTAGTCCATGCTCCCAACCTTCATTAAATCTTAAAGCTAATTTTTGTTCGTATTTTAAATAAGTAAGAATGTCATTACCCCACTGCTCTCTAACATCTTTCATATTAGATGCTTTCCATTTAGCTACTTGTGGGAAATCTTCAGGTGGTTGAACCTCGCCTGTATCGGGACTAATGATATCTTCTTGTGGGATACCAAGCATTTTAGCTATTTTATTTTGAGCAACATAAAGTAGCATTTCTTGTTCTTGTTCTTCTTTAGCTGATAGAGCGTTACCATTTAAAGCCATAACATGAAAATCAAAAGGACGTTCCATTTCTTCTCCTTTTAACCTATTCATTTTATTAACGATTAGATTTATGTCCCTCATCTCAGCCTGGCCACCAGCGTTTTTTTCACCAAGGCCATACGGATCAAGTACGTATTTAAAATCGTTTTTATTAAATATAGAATTAACTAAATCATAGTTTGTTTGTTTTCTTTCCCAAGAAGTTCTACCGTTTTGTGTTCTGGTATTACCCATTGATGAAATTGCTTCTACACATGCTTCTTTCCACTTTTTTCCTTTTTTTGAAAAAGATAATTTTTGTGGAGGTAACGCTGAATGCATGTGGCTGCTTGTACTATCGCTCATATTGTCTATCTATTAAAGAATCCGCCTGTCATTGCCCTTTTCATAAAAGAGTCAGTTTCCACCATGGTTCCTGAATCTTTTTCAACCGATTTTACTTTAATATGGTAATTCATAAGTCTATGGCATATTGTTAACATAAACGCTATCACTCTATCAAAGTTACCTACACGGTTATAGAAAATAAGTTCTTCCAACAAGGGAATACTATTTATCTTGTGTAAATTTAATTTACCATCTCCCGCATCCTTTAGTAACCAGTCACGTGTGTATATCTCTAACTCATCTTTAATGTGATCAGTCATGTGTGTACCATACGTTCTATTTACCTTAGACCCTTCACTTGCTTTCAAGATTGTAGGTGTCTTAGCTAACAAATATAAAGAATTTTTGTGTTCAAAATGCATTTTCAATGTATTTCTCTCATTCTCATACAGATCCAAACAATTATAGTACAATAATAATTTACGTATATTTTCATGATGCTCGGCTGCTGTAGATGGTCGAGCTGTATATTCCGCAACAGGCCATTCGTATATTCCTTCTTTTGTATGAAACGTTTTGTAGATAAATGTAGAACCAAGTGACGCAGTAGATACTGACTTATCTTGATCATATGGATCCGTACCAGCTACGTATAATCCCCATGGCACACTACCAGCTTCTGATTGTGGATGTTCCCATATTTGAATACATCCAGTTGTATCGTCAGACTTTTTCATCTTATACCAAGTAGGTGTTAGCCTATTAGACAAATCTGGTCTCCATTCTAAATTTGGTTCGGGTTGTCCTTCTGCCTGAGTAAATACAAGCTCTCCGTTTTGACCTCTTAAAAAAGAATCTGTTTGATGAGCTTTTAAATAATTTAAATGTTCTTTTAATTCTCCTACAGGAAAAATATTAGATTCTGTAATTAAAAACGCTTCAGACGGGACCCGGGGGTTATTCTGCATCTCTTTGTACAATGGATCTTTAGATTTTCCTTTCGCTAACTTAGCTCTCTTATCGTCTACATATTCTTTAGCTAAAACCATGTCAGTAATCCCTTCTTTGTTTTTGTATTCGTTAAGTCCCAACTCGTAAGGAACAAAATACCCGATATCCCCAGACTCTTCCCATTCATCTTGGAAACATAAACAATCGTAAGTATCGGGGTCATTAAAAACTTCCATTGCCTCTTCAGACTTACCGGCCGCCATGTTACCACCTGTACCAAACATATATATTGTTCCAAACTTCCGTGGGCCGTTATAAGTTGTATCTTTCATTGACCCCAATGCATCCTTTAAATTATACATGAATCCAACTTCTTCTATCACGCCTAATGATGTACGAATACCATTCCCTGCTTCTGGGTTGTCTCTAAATGTTCTGTGATAAATCTTAGATCCAGATCCTCTCTTCTGCCAGTCACCACCTATCTTTACATCGTATTTGTTTTCTATTAATTGCTTACCTGAATGCCAGGACCCTGTATGTTTTTTATAAAGAGGACATCTGTAGTAATCTTCTCCTAAATATCTGTCTCCAGTAAGGTTGTCTATTCCTAAAGCCGTTTTGTCTAATAAATCTGTTGTATACTTTCCATCTATTGCACCAACAAGAACCTCAACAACAGCTGGCTCTTTGTCGTCTCTCAATTGACAAAATTCATCATAGTCATACATACCATCCATGTGATACGTATGAGATATTAACCCATTAGCTCCCCAGAATGATTTACCCCCACCCCTACATTCTATATCTATAACATTTCTTGCTTCGTTATAAAATAAAGGTTTTCCTAAATTTTTAGTATGTGTTTTTCTTAAATATGTTCTTGGTTTTTCAAACTTCTTTAATCTTCCTTTTTTATCATAGCAATTAGTAGGTATCCTAAACTTTGATATTGGCACAGATGGATTTTTCTTTATTGCTTCTAAATAAAACATTACTGCAGCACAGCATGTAGTATCTTCGTCTTCATCAAATCCAGAAAAACCACGAGACTCCATAAATACGTATGCTTTCTCCCATTCAAGATCTCTTAGAAATGGACGTGCTAATATCTTTGTAGTAGAGTATTCGCTTTTGTTTAGACGTATTTTACATAAATTAATATACCAATAAAGATTACCTGGCATCCACTTTCCTTCGTGCCAATAGCCTTCCATGCATCTTCTTTTGATGTCTTTCCAATACCTTGTGTATTTTATAGAGAATGGGTTATAGTCAAGTATGGTATGTATAAAGTGAATATTAGAAACAAACTTAGAATGCTTCCCTTCATCTTTATATTCCAATTCATTATTTTTTTTGTCTATTTTTTTCATCCCTTATTTTTTTTGCCCACTCTCTTCTGATTTTTACTTTTTCTCTTTTTCCAGGTCTTACTTCAAACTTACCAAGAAATTGTAATCTTATTGTTTTGTCTTCACCTTGCATTATTGTCTCTCGAGCAAATGAGAACTGGGATTCAACCATTGCTTTAACAATTAATAAAGGTATTCCGTAATCTTCAGATAATTTTTTATATTTATCATGATGTATCTTATTCATATCTCTCCTTTATCAGACAGTGATTCTTGCGCACCACCTTTTGCTTCTGCATCGTTGATTTCGTTTGATACTGTTTTTAAAGCTGCATCGTATAGATCATATACTTTTTTTGTGTCGGCTAACATCTTATCTATAATTGTAGATGTGTTGCCCACCCATTGACCGCGCTCATTACAAACGCCAAGGTCGTATGCTGTGTCTTTTAAAAATCTTGATCGTTCTTCTAATTTACTTTCTATTTCTCTTAAAGATCTACGTGCTCTTGTTTCTTGTAGCTTTAAAAAGAAATCTCTTATGTTGTCAATTTTTACTTTATTTTTAATGTAATACTTTTCATCTCCATATACATCAGAAAATAGTAAAGTAACTTTAGAGTCTTCCCCTAACTCAGGTAAATTAAAATACTTAGAATCTCTATCCCATATAAGTACAATAGTCCACATTAACTTAGACGACTTTGTCTTATTTTTAGATTTGTCTAATGTATATAATTCTTTAATCGGACCTGCGACTGATAACGTTGGGTGCAGGTCCCATATGTTTTCGTTTATTAACTCCAGGTTTGCTATTACTTTTCCCATATTCTGTTTGATTTCTTATTGCTTCTCCTTCCATCCCTTCGTCGTAACCGGGCGCGTGGCCTATCTGCAGGTCAATATCTTCCAGTTTTTGAAATGAATTTTTTGTTTCGCACTCTTTTTTTATGTCACTCATTTTACTTCAAGCTCTTGTATTTTCATTAATAATGTCGCGTATCTTATTGACCAACCTTTTAACTTATCTTGTCTTTCTTTGTATCCTTCTTCTGAAAAATCATCATGTACATCTACATTAAAAAAAGGTTTTTTTTTGTTATGGTTACTAAGTTCTTTTTTATAAAATCTAATTCTACTTCTTTTTTCAGAACGATCCATTTCTGAAATGTCTTTTGATTTAAAGCTATCTACAGATTGATCTTCTTCAAGGTTTTCTAAATTACTCATTAATTATGAATTTAAAAGTTAATTTTTCTTCAGGTATTAATTTTGCATTTATAGAAAATGATTCTTCTGAATTATACAATACACCTTTGGCTATAAGAGCTTTTTTAACCATGTACCATGCGCTATTGTTTAATCCATGTTCTACTTTTAACGCTTTTAAATTATTAGTAGAAAATAACAACTCTGATAAATATGGTTCTTTAACTCCACCCTTTACAATCTCAAGATGTAACCCAAGTAAAGACCGAGTTACAGCAAATTCTTTTTTTGTTAATCCCAACAAACCATTCCATACTCTTAAGTATTTATCTATGTGGTCTTTTGAGTCTGTCTTCAATATCAAATCCATGATCTTTGTTTTATGTGTTAGTTTCTTTTTTGATATGAATCACAATCTCTACTGTAGAAATTGTTGTTAAAAATTCAATTCTTGATTTACTATCACCATCCCACAACACTTCCGGTTTTAAAACATAGAAACCACGCTCTCCTGTAATCAACCCTTCTTCTCTAAGTCTTGCAATAGAGTTTGTCAAAGATTGAGTAGTCATATTTAACTCTTTCTGGAATTTTTCACGCAATATTCTTGACACTGGTAAATTACCATTTGATTGTGCATGTAGACACATAGTGGCGAGTGTGAATGTATCCATTCCTCTAATTACCCCACCAATATTGAGATGCCTAAGTACTGCCAAGAATAGATTTTTTTTATTATTTGTTTCTTTTATAATCTTCATTGTTTTGGATGTAATACTTTTACTGGCACGAGTCCTTCGTACTCTTCAACATACATATAAAGAACGTCCTCTTGTACAATGAAAAAAGAACGTTCATATATAAATCCATCATTTATCATGCTTACACAAGATCTCAGACTCTCTTATAATCCAAAAAAGAATTGGTCTTTCTGCGTTATCTCCAGTTTCAATTCTTTGCAGCCTTGCGTGAGACTGAAGAGATACTATATCCCCTGGTTCAATAAAAGAAACACCATCACCTGTTGCAGCAACTACTAATTCTCCGTTTACTACGTCTTTAGCCTTTTCTTCAATCTGCTTTAAATACATCTCTTTAGTTAATACTAAGTTTCCATCAGGGTATATAGACACTGGTGGTGCTAACGCTACCATTCCTGCATACGGTACAAAACCTACCCCTCCTTTTGCTTTTACTTTCTTTTCCTCAATCATTACTTTTTGTTTTTAATCATTAATATTGCATAGCCTTCTTTGCTATATGTCATTCCTCCAATTATTTTCCAACCTTCATCAATGTGTTTCATCAATTCGTCTTCAAACTTGTATGTAGTTTCAGCAACTAATACTTTCATTAAATTGTCACGCAAACTATCAAAGTAAGTTTTTGCTTCTGCTCCAAAACTCATTGTTGCCTTTTGAACTCCGTCTTTATCAAACTTCTTATTAAAAGGTTTATATGTTTTTTCAAACTTATCTCCTTTTGAACTTTGAGTACGAAGAACCAATAGCTCATTTCCATTAACTATATCATTTGATATTGTATGATCGTATCTTGGAAATATTGCTGGTTCTTTCTTTTTATTCATTAGTTAAAATTTTTTAAGAACTGTCTCCCGCAATTCTTTGTTATTTTTTAGCTTTAGTCTTTGTCTTTTTTTCTTTTACTTTAGCAACCAATGGCTTACTCTTTACAGCTACAATAACTGTACAATCAGTAGCTATATTTGATTCCACGCTTTCTACTTTAAATTCTTTTCCATCTATTTCGATGATTACTTCCTGTGAGCCTCTATCACCTTTGGATAAAGCTGCTGCTAAATTAGATCCTTTCATACACTAAAGATATGTATAATTTTTAATACACCAAATAAATGTAATAAAAACTTTCCAGGCTATAAGAGAACGAGTTCTATATTACCTCAAATAAACTACTAAATGCGTCTTCAGTAAATATCTCATAACTACCATTACCATGATTAACTACGTATTCATTTAACTCACAGAAAAAGTGCTCATTCGAAACGCCTAAGAAAGACATCACTTCTTTTTTGTTATCTCCTTTATACTGGATGGCTCTTATTACTTTTGGCTTCTTCTTGTAAAACTTAATATCATTGTTATTAGAAAGACCCGGGCCAACTAATTTAACTCCAAGTACATTTGTATGTACCATGCAGGAATCGTTTTTCTCTGATGGCTCTACAATAGATTCTATATCTATATCAAAATCAGATCCTATTTTATTCTTTACTTGCATTACCTTCTTAAGTGATCTTAAGTCACTCTCAACTCTTTCGATTATTAGAGATAGTTTCTCTTCTTCATGTGTCATTTTCATATCTTTTATTATTTACAGTTGTACGTTTTGTACATCTATAGTTAGTTAGTAATAAACATATATTAACTATGGTGTACGTTTTGTACAACGAGTTGTACGTTTTGTACAATCCTTGTGTTTTCAGGTGTCCAGCCACTTCCTAATATCATTCATTACATAATTAACATCTTTCTTATCCAACTTATTGAAATCATACAGGTGTTGCAGATTACTACATAACCACTTTATATTTACTGTAAACTTATTAGGCTGATTATAACCTTCTACAGTATAAGAGATGATGTTCTTGTCTACCAGTACACTTCTTGCCTTTTCATATTTTCTACGAGTTAACCTTGTAAGCATTGATATATTACCAAAACTATGAATAAAGTTTGCACCGTGTATCTTCTGTAGTTGCATTAATGTTTCTAAAAGTATAATATCATCGTTGGTATAGCAATCTAAATATAACATCCTTTTATACATGTCACTTGAAGGCAGGTCCTTTATAAACCGGTCTTTTCTGTACAATGACTTCATGATGTAAATAGATTGTTTTGCCATAGGTGTACGTTTTGTACAGGCAAATATAAAGTAATAATATCTATACACCAAACATGTGTATTATATTTTTGTCATATATTTTTTTGGGAAATTTTATAAGTGTTCGTAATCGTTAGGGTCCTAATCTAAACCTCCCCCTATGCATTGACGAGCACCATGTAGGGGCTCTTAACCAATAATTTCAGATATTATGGCTTCATTTACGAAGATTGTACAATCCCCAAGCGGATTGTACACGCACACAATCGCTGTGCAAGGACCAGCGGTAGAAACACCAATCGGAAAGATTGCGGGAAACATTGAGTGGTACTACGTATCACTTGAGACTGAAGGGACCAAGGGTGAAATACCTGACTTTGATCTTAGTATATACGAGACAAGGGAGTCGACCTTCACTAACCGTGAGACGGACGAGGTAATGACATCAACGTGGTTGGTGGGATTGAAATAGGATATGCGGGGGAAACCCCGTATTTCTAAAACCTCTCCGTTTACTGCAGTGGAACGTCTGCTGCAATGAAGATGAGCGTTGGTAAACAGTAACCAGCTCAAAAAGCCTTACTATCTTAGTATTATCATCAACAATAATAAACGATTGTGATGTATAGTACTGGATATAAGTTGAACCTTAACAACTATAAATAATTGGGTTAGGATAGCTCCTTGAATTGCT